TCCCGCTGTTCCTGATGCTAGTAATGCTCCGCTAACTACTCCTGCTGATGCTTCTGCTACGGTTGCTCCTAGTCACACTGACCGTCTAAAACTTCACCCTGAATTTGATAGGGTTCGACCTTCGCACATGAGTGCTGGGCAGAAACGTATTTTTAATAGTCTTGTTGGTCACAGGAATCAGGCTATTGAAAAGATGAAGGCTCTTGCTTCTTCTGACCGGGCTGTAAGTCACGCTAATCAAAAAGATTATTACACTAACTATCAGAAGGCTGCTGCTCTTACTACTGTTTTAAATAGTTTTGTTGCTGATGTTAGGTCTGGTAGGGCTGCTGAGCCTACTTATGCTTTTGGTCGTGGAATTATTGCTCGTCGCAAAAACCACTACATTACTAATATTGACAAAAATGCTGATGGAACTATTACTCTTGTTTATACTGACGGGTCAACTGCTATTACGGGTACTGCAAAACCTGCTACAACTACAATAAATCCCGCAGATACTTCTGCAATTAACTCTATCGGAGATATTTTAACTTCAGTTGGCTTAAACACCCTTGCCAATACTGCCTATGCTCAACTCAAGGCTGGCGTTCCAGCATCACAAATCATCAATGATATTCGCAATAGCCCTGATTACACTAAGCGTTTCCCAGGAATGGCTGCTCTTGCTGCCCGTGGAAACCGTATTACTGAAGCTGACTATATTGCCAAAGAACAGGCTGATATTGCCCTACTTAAGCAATATAACATTCCAGCAGGAACATTTGATACAACGGATTATTTGGGCAAATTGATTTCCAATAACATAACTGCCCCTGACCTACAAGCCCGTTTACAAGCCGCACAAGACTCTGTGAACTCTTTAGACCCAAGTGTCCTTAAATATGCTAAGGATACCTATGGACTAGGCTCAGGGAGCCTTGCAGCGTGGGCGCTTGATCCAACTGCTTCACTTCCAGTTATTCAACAGCAAGCCAAGGCTATGCAAATTGGTGGTGCTGCCCTAGAATCAGGATATATGGGCGGTCTAGGAGCCAATGGTGAACTAAGCACAACGCAAGCAGAACAACTTGCTAATGCAAATGTGACCCAAGCAGCAGCACTTCAGGGCTTTAATAACCTTGGGCAAATGGGTCAATATCAAACTCAGTTGCCAGGAGATGTGACACAAGCCCTTACAAGTCAGCAACTTATCAATGCTCAGTTTGGGCTTAATGCTCAAGATACTTTGGCTTTCAATAAAGCAAAGCAACAGAAACTTTCTGAGTATCAACAAGGTGGCGCATACATGGCTGGTCAGGCAGGAGTCTCTGGCTTAGGAGTAGCCAACTCCGCTTCCTAATTGCTTTTTAGTTAGACATTCTGTACTCTTTTGTCTATAGGTCCTATTGTGTTGGCAGTCTCCAAGTCGTCTGCCTGAGACCTCAAGACTTGAAGAGGTTCGCCCCGTTGATGGCTTCACGGTGTCGTATCTGGTTTCGACCAAACAAACAATCAGCCCCGCCGTACCGCTATTCCTAGCAGGTGCGCGAAACGGAAATGGATACAGCAATGAGCGAATACGATTTTGATAATGAAGATATAGATACAACCATAGAAGATGAATCAGGAGAACCTTCAAAAGATTCTCGTCAATTTGTCCGTAAGTTAGAGCAAGAAGCGAAGGCTGGCAAGGCTGCCAAAAGAGAGGCTGATGAAGCCAAACTTGAAGCATCAAATGCAAAGCGCGAACTTGCTTTTATGAAGGCAGGAATTGACTTGGAATCTCCAACAGGTAAGTTGTTTGCGAAAGCATACGACGGAGAAACAACCTTAGAAGCAGTACGAGCCGCTGCCGGTGAATATGGGTTAATCCCAACTTCACAGACAGATGAAGTGAAGAACGATTTAGATGCTTTGAATCGTGTTGCACAGGCTTCTGCTGGATCAACAGGTGCGATTGCTCCAACTGCTCTTGATGCTATTCGTGGAGCGGCTGACCCCGCTGCTGTACTCAAAGTTCTTCAGGACAATGGGATCGCTATTTCAAATGACCAACCTGGCGCGTGGGTTTCACTCGTCTAACTTATAGCGAAAAGAGATAGAACATGGCATTAACACAAGTCAGTTCGCTTGACCTCTCCAAGGCTGCGTATGAGATGCTTGCATATTATGCGCTTCGCCCAGAGCTTTACTACGATTCACTCGTAGAAATTAAGTCAACGAACGCTACAAACCGAGGTACTTCAGTTACCTTCACAATCGCTTCAGATCTTGCTGAAGCATCAACAGCACTTACAGAAACTTCAGATGTTACTCCAGTAGCAATGGCAGATTCTTATGTGACTGTTACACCTCTTGAATACGGTAACGCCGTTCAGCTTACTTCTAAGCTCGGTGCTACAGCGTTCATGGAAGTTAACCCAATCGCTGCAAACGTAGTCGGCTGGAACGCTGGTATCTCAACAGATGCTATCGCTCGTACCGCTGCTGGTTCAGGAACAAACGTTGCATACTCAGCAGGTTCAACCCGCGCTGGTCTTGCAAAGTCAAACACACTCTCAGGTAACGATGTTCGTAAGGCAGTTGCTTCACTTCGTAAGAACAATGTTGCTACATTCAATGGTATGTACAAGGGTCTAATTCACCCTGACGTTTCATACGATTTCCGTGGCGCAACAGGTGGAACTAACTGGTCTGACCCACACGTTTACTCAGATCCATCAGGTATCTACAATGGCGTAATTGGTAACTTCCAGGGCGTTCAGTTCATGGAAACACCACGCGCACCATTCTTCTCTGACGGTGGTTTGAACACATTCACAATCTCAACGATTGCTGTTTCAGGTAACGTCGCAACATTGACAACCTCTGCTGCTCATGGACTTGCAGTTGGCGATACTCTCACCATCTCAGGTGCTACAGCAACATCAGGTACAGGTTCAACTTCACAGGTTGGCTTTAACCGTCAGTTCACAGTTGCAACTGTTCCTCTTACAACAACTGTTACAGTTGACGTAACTGGTCTATCAAATGTAAACCCAGGAACAGCATTGACACTTGCTGTCAACTCTGTTGACGTTTATGGAACTCTCGTAATGGGTCGCCAAGCACTTGCTAAGGCGTTCTCAACAGGTGGCGGATACGGCGAACAAGCTGTTATCGTTGACGTTCCTGTTATTGATACATTGCGTCGTTTCACAGGTATTGGTTGGAAGCACTTCGTCGGATATGCACCATTCCGTCAAGCTGCTCTTTACCGCATTGAGTCTGGTTCTTCAATCGGTCAATAACCAATAAGTTAGGGGGGTGAGATGCTTATACCTTTCTCATCTCATCCCCCGCTTTACCTTTAAGGAGTAGCAATGGCAATCTTGTTTACACCCCCATCAAGAGTGATGGTTCCGGTGGTGACTCCGAATGTTCCTAAAGAACAGCAACGCCCATTTGCCTATTTCAAACCGTCTATCCCACGCGGTATAAATGTATGGGTTGATACAAATAACTTAGTCTCTGAGACTCAACCGCCCCTATGGGAAGCGCGTACCGTAACTGATGCCGATGGCAATATCCTTAGCATCACCCCTGGCGTTAAACAAGTTTATTATGGTGGTCGTACTTACACGATTACGCAAAGCGAGAAGGATGTACTTGTCGCAGCAGGATATAGTGAGAATATCGTTGGCTGATACAATCGCCTAATGAGAGAGGGAGATGCAATGGAGATAAACCACAACGACCACCGTTACTCAGGTGAATTTGTCGAGGGTTGTTTCGTCTGCAAAATCTCTACTATTTCTTTTGGAACAGGAACGATGCCTACACGCCATCCTGGATCCGCGCAAGTAGAAGCCCGTGAGAAGCGTTGGGAAAAAGATATGCCAGCCTACAAGCGCCTTCGTCAGCAAGGTTTGCAACCTAAGACTATTGATGGTGCAGCACATATCGAAGCAAAGGCTGAGACAAGATTTGAAGTTGAAAGTGGTCAGGTTCTTCCTGGCCAAGCAAAGAAAATTGAAACTGCCGTGAGCGCGATTGAGTCCATTACGGGCAAGAGCGTTTATAGCCCTGACACGACTCCGGTGAATCTATGACAATAGGAAATGATTGGCTCGCACAAACTCGCTCATACTTAATGAGTGGTTATGCAGAGAACCGCAACAAGTTGGCTGCCGCTTACACCAAGGGTGGTACAACTCTTACTTTCAAATATCCGCTAGAAGGAATCCGAGCTGGTTCGCGTTTGTCCCTTGGCACAAATACTTTCTATGTATGGTCAGTTAATGGTTTAACTGCTGAAGTTTCTGCTGGTGAAGATGCATCAACTGATGCAAGTGCGCCTATTGGTTCACTCGTTCGTGTTGCACCACGCTTTACTGATGATGAGATTTGGAAGCAGTTGGCTAATGACCTTGCTGACCTTTCATCACCTGCTAATGGTTTGTTTGCTATTAACGATGTTGACCTTACTTACAATGCAACTATCAATGGCTATGACCTTGGACCTGTTGCCGATCAACTTCTTTCTATCTATGAAGTTAAGTACCTTACCCCTGGACCACAACTTGATAATCCACGCATCAAGACAAATGGATACCGTCTAAACCGCAATGCTATTTCTACACAGTTCCCATCAGGAATTTCTATGCAAATGTTTGAACCTGCCTACCCTGGTTACAATGTTCGCGTTGTCTATCGCTCTGGATTTGTTATGCCAAGTACACCACTTGCCAATGTTTCCTCAACTGGACTTCTTCAATCGGCTTATGATTTGCCACCAATCGGTGCTGCAATTCGTTTGATGGAAGGTAGAGAAATCAAGCGTAACTTCACAGAAGGTCAGGGAGATACTCGTCGTGCTGGTGAAACACCACCAGGAGCAGTTCTCCAATCCTCACGCGGTTTGATGCAAATGAGAGCATCTCGTATTACAGCAGAAGCAGCGAAACTGGAAGCACTCTATCCAAACTTTAGGTCGTAATCGTGACTGAGAAAATTATCAAATATGACTCACCCATTTATGACCCATCACCAGCGTTCTTCGCAGGTACAGCAACTTCAGGATTAACTCCCTGGCCTTTCCCTATTTCTCTCGGTGGTCACTACTACGGAGTGCAATGGGATTCAACAGCCATCGGTGTATGGGGAGCAAAGTTCAAGCGCACCTCTTTGCCATTACTTCGTACACAGGCAGATAA